CTTCGACAAACTGATCAGGAAATCATTGAACAAGATCTTCAAATTAAAAAAGAAATCGAAGAAGGACTTATTCCGGATCCATCTCAAGTTCAAATCGATCCTGCAACTGGACAACCAATAGATGGGTCTTCTTCTATGGATTTGGGACAACCAGTTATGGAACCAGATCTAAAGGGCGATGAAAAATCGGTAGAAATTCCTAAAGGTGGAGAAATTTAATAAATAACTCCGAACACTATTGATTTCTATTATGGATGAATTAATGGATATGATTGTTACAGATGAGAGTCCATCCCAAATCAGTGACAAGATTAAGGATTTATTGTTTGCCAAAGCAGCAGAAAGAGTAGATTCAACTAAACCTTATGTTGCAAATTCTCTTTTTAATGTAGATCAATCTGAAGAACTTGGTGACGAAGAGTACGAAGAATCATAAATAAAAAGTATAACACTTTATTATACAAATGCAAAGAACTAAAATAATTGAAACTGAAGTTTCTACAGGTGCAAGTGCCGGTGCAGCTACTAGTATTAGCAGTGCAACTTGTGTAAGAATTCATAATGATACTTCTGGTATTGTTACGGTTGGTGTTTCCACAATTGTTGGAGCAGCAACTACAAATTATTTCACTATGCCAGGTAATTCTGTAGAATTTTTAGAGAAACTTCCGACTGATGTTATTTGGACTTCATCATCAATTAAAGCAGCAAAAGTAGGATTTACAAATTAAAAAAATGAAACTAATCACAGAAGAAGTATCAAAGGTAAAATTTATTACCGAAGGCAAAGGTTCACAAAAGAAAATGTATATTGAGGGAATATTTCTTCAAGGTGATATTTGCAATCGTAATGGAAGAATGTATCCTATGGAAACTCTTTCTCGTGAAGTTAAAAGATATAATGAAAATTTTGTTTCCAGAGGTCGTGCTCTTGGTGAACTTGGGCATCCTGATGGTCCAACCGTAAATCTTGATCGTGTTTCTCATAAAATTGTTTCTCTTACTTGTGAAGGAACAAATTTTATAGGAAAAGCTCAACTCCTCGAAACTCCTATGGGTAAGATTGCAAAATCTTTAATTAGTGAAGGAGTTTGCCTCGGAGTTTCTTCTCGTGGAGTTGGATCTCTTAAAATGACTAATGAAGGTCATAAAGTTGTTGGTGAAGATTTTATGCTTGCAACTGCTGCTGATATTGTTGCTGATCCATCTGCTCCTGATGCATTTGTTCAGGGAATTATGGAAGGTAAAGAGTGGGTTTGGGAAGGAGGAATTCTTCGTGAGCAATTAGCACAAAGAACACAAAAGAGAATTAATACTCTCGTTGATCAAAGAAGACTTGAAGAACATAAGTTGAATTTATTCAACGAATTTCTTTCAAATCTGTAAATTATAAATAAATATAGATTATATCCAGAAATCTAAACAAATGTCCGTTGGTAGAAATTTACAAGAAATGGAAAACGTAGTAACCAAAGGAGCAAAACCTGCTGAACCTATGCCTAAGTTAACCAAAGGTATACCCGATGGTCAAACAGCTAGCTGGGAAGATTTAGGTGGACCTACTCCAGAAAATTATCGTTCAGATGACGATTCCGCAAAATTAAAGGATGCATCCGCAACTTTAGCACAAGTGAAAAACGTTGTTAATAAAGGTGCAAAGTCTGCAGATCCTATGCCAGCGGCAATTGTTGGTAAGCAAGCAAGTTATGGTGAGGAAACAGAAGTTGACGAAGAAGAGTTAATTTCTGAAGCAGAATATGGTAATGACGAAGATGATGAGGATGATGATGATAAAGAGACTTCTAAGAAAAAGTCCAAGAAAGAAAAAGGTGATGATGAAGAAGAAGTGAAAGAAGAAGTAGAAGAAGAAGGTGAAGAGGAAGTAGAAGAAGAAGAGGAAGTAGAAGAAGAAATTGACATCGAAGAAGATGTTAATGCTCTTCTGGAAGGAGAAGACCTTTCGGAAGAATTCCAAGAAAAGGCACGTATTATTTTTGAAGCTGCGATTAGATCAAAAGTTTCAGAAATTAAAGAAGAACTACGCGCATCATATGAAGATGCACTAATTGAAGAAGTTCAAGTAATTAAAGAAGAACTTACTGACCGTGTGGATGCTTATCTTGAGTATGTTGCCGACGAGTGGATGCGTGAAAACGCACTCGCAGTCGAGCACGGTCTTAAGACTGAAATGACCGAGTCATTCCTCCAAGGAATGAAGGGTCTTTTTGAAGATCATTATGTAACAATCCCTGAAGATAGATATGATGTAATCGAGAGTATGGTAGATAAACTTGATGAAATGGAAGCAAAACTCAACGAGCAAATTGAAAGAAATGTTGCTCTAAACAGAAGATTAGCAGAGTCAGTTGCTGATGTAATTTTTGCAGAAGTATCTGAGGGTCTTGCACTTTCTCAGAAAGATAAACTCGCTTCTCTTGCAGAAAATGTTGAGTTTGATGGTGAAGACAACTATCGTGAGAAACTAGTTACTCTAAGAGAATCGTACTTCCCTACAAGGGTTGCTAGTGCTCAAAGAGATGACTCTGAGAACTTGTCTGAAAGTACAGATGTACAAAATGCCCAACCACAAGTAGGTGGAATTATGGAGGCATATCTTCAGACTCTTGGCAGAGTTGCCAAAAATTGATTTTTAAATTATAAACTCAAACTAACACTTTTAAAAAGAGGTAAAACAAATGCAAGGGTTCAATACCGAATACCTGCAGGAGAAGTGGGCTCCTATCCTTGATTATCAAGGGATGGATTCAATCAAAGATTCACATCGTAGAGCCGTAACTGCAATCCTGCTTGAGAACCAAGAAAAAGAATTACGCGAAGAGCGTGCATTCCTTTCAGAAGGTCCTACCGTAACCACACAAAGTGGATCTTATGCTGGTTTTTCAGCTGGTGCTGATGCAGCAGGTCCTGTTGCTGGTTTCGACCCTGTTCTGATTTCATTAATCAGACGTTCAATGCCTAACCTGGTCGCATATGACCTCGCTGGCGTTCAACCAATGAACGGTCCTACTGGACTCATCTTCGCAATGCGTTCACGCTATGCAAATCAGTCCGGAACTGAAGCACTGTTCAACGAACCAGATACTTCATGGTCTGGTCAGGATACTGGATTCAACAATACCACTGGTACTTATACCGCTGGTGGAGATGAAGGTGCTGCTGTTGGTCTTGGAACCACTGCTCGCCAGGCAGGAACCAATCCAGGTCTTCTCAGCCCAGATTCATCTGCTACCCAGCAAGCCTACACCGTAGGACAGGGTATGAGAACCGATGCTGCTGAAGCACTCGGTGTTACCGATCATTTCAACGAGATGGCATTCTCAATTGAGAAAGTCACCGTTACCGCAAAGTCAAGAGCTCTGAAAGCTGAGTACTCATTAGAACTCGCTCAGGACCTCAAGGCAATTCACGGTTTGAATGCTGAAGCGGAACTCGCAAATCTTCTCTCAACTGAGATTCTTGCCGAGATCAACCGCGAAGTTATTCGTACCATCTATAAGGTTGCAGAATCTGGTGCTCAGCATAACGTTGCTAGCGCAGGTATCTTTGACCTTGACGTTGATTCAAACGGTCGTTGGTCTGTTGAGAAGTTTAAGGGTCTTATTTTCCAAATCGAGCGCGATGCTAACGCAATTGCAACCAGAACTCGTAGAGGAAAGGGTAACATCATCATGTGCTCTGCTGACGTTGCTTCAGCACTGACCATGGCTGGTGTTCTTGACTACACCCCTGCACTCAACGCTAACCTCAACGTTGATGACACTGGCAATACCTTCGCTGGTATTCTTGCTGGTAAGTATCGCGTATACATTGACCCATATTCAGGTGGTTCTAACCCCAACGCTGGTGGTGGTCAGTATTACGTTGTTGGTTATAAGGGTTCTTCACCTTATGACGCTGGTCTCTTCTATTGCCCATATGTTCCTCTCCAGATGGTTCGTGCCGTTGGTCAGGACACATTCCAGCCCAAGATTGGATTCAAGACCCGTTATGGTCTTGTTGCTAATCCATTCGCAGAAGGCGATGCAACCAGCCAGGGTCTTGGAGCAATCAAGACCAATAGCAACCGCTATTACAGAAGAGTTCAAGTTAGAAACCTCATGTGATCTTGATTCACATATCTATCAGACCTCCCGAAAGGGGGGTCTTTTTTTATCTAAATAAAAATAAAACTACTGATAAAAATGAAACCTACACCAAGACAATCTCAAGAAATTCATAAAAATTATGAGAAAGTTGTTGAGCATTTAATCAATGAAGGTTATGCAGAAGATAAGGACTCTGCAGATAGTATAATTAATGGTATGAGTGAAACCTGGTTTAATCTTATCGTTGAAGAATGAAAACTTTTAAAGAGTTTTGTGAACAAGCATTTCATCCAGATTTGGTAAATAAACTGAGCAATCCTGAGGTTCAAAAAAATCTTAGGAGTACAGTTATTCCACAAGGTCAAAGATATGCATCTGGGCCACCCCCAATTTCACAACCAAAGAAAGATAAAAAGAAACCACTTTCTGCAAATAAAAATTTATTAAGATACATTTCTACAGCGACTTCTCCTTTATAAAATAATGGCAACTAGTGCTTTTAATAGACAAATTCAAAATAGAAACTTTCTTTCTCCAGTAGGTTTTAAATTTACTTTAACTAGAGATCCGAAAGTTTCATTTTTTTCTACTTCGGCAAGGATACCGGAAATTAATCTTGGATTGGCAGTCCAGCCATCATATTTAAAAGATCTTGATGTTCCTGGTGAAAAACTAACTTATGGAGATTTCACTTTAAAATTTTTAGTTGATGAGAACATGCAAAATTACATGTCACTTCATAATTGGTTAACTGGATTGGGATTTCCAGAATCTGCTAGTCAATATGGTTCAGTAATAACTAATAAGGATAGTGGAATAAAGGAAACTAAAAATTCTTTTAGTGATGGATCTTTGGTAATTTTAAATAGCAATTACAATTCTATAGCACAAGTAAGGTTTAAAGACTTATTTCCATTTTCATTGTCTTCTTTAGAATTTAGTAGCGATGCATCAGATATAGTATACTTGACTGCAGAGGCATCATTTAAGTATACTGTATATAATATCCTAGGTAATGACGGAAAACCCTTATGAATCTTGAACAAATTCAGGAAATGTGGCAGAAAGA